GGTCGGAGTCGGGAACATCGCCGCAGCCGTCGCCAGGCTGATGCCCGTCTTGCTGCGACCCAACTCCGCAAAGTCCGGCCCTGCGGCCGATGCCTTCGGCGTCGGCCACATCGTGGCGGCCACCGCTTCCACGAACGATCCGCTTCGCCCCTTGCTGCGAAAGCGTTCCGCCATCTCCGGAGTCGGAACCGCTCCGATGGCGGCGTCGGCTGTCGGCGTAGGGAACACAGTCGCGTACTCTTCCAGCGTCAGGTGATATTCCCCGCCGTCCTTTCGTCGCATCGGCTTCCCAGTCTCTGCAAACACTTTGACCCGATCCGCTATCACCGGACCTACAAAAGCTCGCGGAGTCGGTATTGAACGCGACGATCCAAACGCGGTCCCGCCGGTGCGGCGCACCAACGGCCGAAGCTGGAATAACGTGCCACTCCGCGTCATACCCGAGCGAGGCCAGCGTCCCGAGAACCTCACCCATTCCTCGAGTAAGCAGCGCTGCGACGTTCTCCACGACAACGTATCTGGGTCGAAGCTCGCCAATGATCCGAGCAAACTGGTACCAAAGACCGGACCTCGCACCGGCGAGCCCGGCCCCTTTCCCGGCATAGCTGATGTCCTGGCAAGGGAAGCCGCCACAGATGACATCGACTTTCCAGTCGCCTTCTTCCGGGGGGAACGTGCAGACATCGGCGTGTCTCCTGACATCGGGCCAGTGCTTGGCGAGGACTTTCTGGGCATACGGGTCGATCTCCACTTGCCACACACACTGCATCCCAGCCCGCTCAAGGCCGAGATCGAAACCGCCGATGCCAGCGAATAGGGAACCGAATCGCATCACATCGCCTCCATCGATCACAGGACGCCAACCGGGACTCGAACCCGGATCTCCGGCAGCGCCGGATTCTGCCGCGGCCCCTGCCCGCATGGGGCAGGGTGCACTTGAACTATTGGCGTCGAACGTTCACCGCAGCGAGTAGCGCCGACAGGCATACCACCGGCCGTCCCGGCCCTGGCTCACGCCCTCCTCGAGCACCGCCCCGCCGTTGTTGCAGCACGACGCGAGGGCCGCGGCCGGACTTCCGCCCACCCCGACACCTTCGTAGGTCGCGCCGTGGCTGGCCGCGTGGACCATCGAGCCCGACGCGGCCATCGCCTCAGCGTGGGCCTGAGCCCCGCCGCGGGTCACCGTCCGGGTCGACGCCGTCGAGCAGCTGCCGCCGGTGCAGGTGCTCGCCCTGGTCGTCGTCACGCTCCGCCGCCAGGGGCCGGCGTCGGCAGCACCCGAGAGAACAGCCACCGCCACGATTGCCAAGAGAAAACGCATATCCACCTCCGTGAGAAAGTCATCGATCCATCGATCCGAACACACTAACACGCCCCGGACTTGTCTCCGGCGGCCTCGACGAGAGCGCGGAGCCGGCGGATTTCGGCGGCGGCGGCAGCGATCGTGTCGCCGTCTGCACCGTTTCGCCAGATCCACGCCATGTCGTCGAGAGCATCGACGATGTCGATCGGCGGTGCCGGCAGCCTCGCCAGCGGCTTGCCGTTCGCCGGCACGTGCGAGCCGCAGAACGTCTGGCCGTCGGCGTCTCGCCACCGGGCTGGGGCGTGGCAGCTGGTGCAGGTTGCTGTGGTCATGCGTGTCTCTCCGTGTGTCTTGCTGCTGCGTCGGCAGCGGCCTCCAGGCCGATGCCGTGCTTGGAACCCTTCAAGGATTCTTTGAGGAATCCTTGAGGACAATTAAGGAATAGGGGTCACCCCCGGTGCGCGCTTGTGACACCCCCGGTGCGCGCACCTGACACGGGGTGTGCGCGCTCCTGACACCCCCGGTGTCACCTACCTGACACCCCGTGTGTGCGCCCCCAGAGGAGGGGAGGAGGAACCGATAGCGGTACCGCTTTCCCTTCTTCGGGCCACGCTCGAGGACGCCAGCATCGACCAGTTGCTTCAAGCCGCGGCGGATCGATGTGGTCTGAACCCCGGCCACAGTCGCGGCCCCTCGGCACGACATGGTGAACTGGCACGACTTGTAGTCCGCCCAGACGAGAGCGATGACGAACACCAGACGACCCTCGGAGCGGAGCGACGAGAGGACGCCACTGCGGACGATCGCCTCGTGTCGCCTTCGCATTTCGCCGCTGACGGCTTTTTGCTTCTCGGATGGCACGCCGGTCACCTCCAGGTAGAAAAGTCGTCTACCGGCGAAACCTGAGCGTCAGAGAACGTCTGAAGCTGCCCGTCGAACTTCGTGATGATGTCCTCGCATGGGCCGTGCCGGTTCTTCTTGCACATCCAGCGAACCATCCGATTCCCGTCTTGGTCCCTCTCGGGGTCGGGATCGCCGAGCAGGAACAAGTCGGCAGCGAAGTCCAGCTCGGAGGATTCCTTGCCGATAGCTCCGATCCGCGTGTCGGCCCCGACACCCTTGGCGATGTTGCTGATCGCCAGGACGGCCACGTTCCGCTCGAGGGACAGCCGGCGAATGCGCTTCACCACGCCGTCGATCTCGGCTCGGCGGTCTGCCGCCTCCATCTCGACGAGCTGGATGTAGTCGATGACCAAAAGCCGGGCTCCGGACTCGACCACCGCGTCCTCGATCTTGCCGATCGACAGAGGCGGGGCGACGAGCTGGAGCCGGTCGCCTACCTTCATCTTGAGCGCCAAGGCCGATCCGTTGGCGAGATCAGAACGCCTCTCGGCGCTTGCCATCGTCACCGGATGTTGCCCGTAGCGGGTTGACCAATGGCACGTCGCCCGGCGCGCCATCGCCTCCATCGTCATCTCGCCCATGCACCAGACGACGCGAAGGCTGGGATCGACATCGAGGGCTCCCAGGCAAGCCTGGAGGGCCAGGGCGCTCTTTCCGACGCTCGGGGGGGCCGCAAACACGGATAGGCCGCCTACCGGCAGCCCGCCGCCGCACATCCGATCGATGGGCGCAAAGGCCGTTTCGATCTTCGGTGTCGTTTCGTGAGCGAGGTACTCGTCCACGGCGTCACTGAGGGTGGCCGGCTTGTTCTCCTGCTCGACGGCCTGGGCGGCCTCCTTAACATCCTCGGCAGCCGCAAGGATCTCCGCTGACGATGCCTGACGAGACTCGACGAGCGACTTCAGATCCATCGCCGCAAAATGGACCGCCCGACGATGAGCGTCGGCCCGAACTTGGCGAGCGTATCGGACGATCCCGATACTGAACGCAGCCCGGTTCCGCGTCGATTCTTGGATGCACTGGAAGTAAGTCTCCCGGCACCGCCCGTACAGCTCGTGCCGCGTCAGGTCATGCTGCTTCGGAGCCTCGACTGTGGCGAGAACATCAGACAGCATCTGAAACGCCGTCCGCCGCTCATCGTCCGCAAAATCAGCGTGACGTACGCTGGCCACAGCCTTCCTGGCCTTGTCCGGATCGTCCGTGAGCAGTTCGAAAGCACCGCACAAGAACGACAACTCTGGCGACGATCCATCGTCCATAGCAAACCGCTCCTATTTGCGTTCCTAGGTAAGCCCAACCTCAGACATCCCGCAACCAAATTGATGGCGCGTTTCAGCATCACACGTGTAGGAAAAGTGCGGGCTCGGTGACCAGTCAGAAGTAATCTCAAACCGCCAAAACGGAAGGTCTGCGGTTTTGTCGCCACGTACTGCGGATTCGTACCCTTGATGAAAGCCCCTCCGAAAAGCAACCTCGCAGCACTGCGAAATGTATTTTCGGAGCCTGGACCTAATTTCCGTGGGAAGAGATGCAAACTCTCCTGGTTGCATTCCGTTCAAACATGATTCTTCTCTGAAATGTTCCATTTCGTTTCCTTCTCGTACTCGCTGGTATTCATCAACACGGATCATCTGGAATGTCAAACGCAGCGTCGGCTCTGCAATACAGCTTTGACAGAGGACGGCACTCGAGGAACGCACGAATTGCAGTGCAACACCGACGAAAAAGTTCTTGTCGTTGGAGTTGACCGCCTACTGTGAGGTGCGTGGTCATCAAGAAATCCCGTAGCCGCATAGCTGCGGATTCGTCTGACGCGGCGTCTACTCCTTCGCAGAGAATGTTCTTGAATCGTGCGAGCCGGTCCCTGTCTTGGGTGAACCACGCCGATGCGATAGATGCCTGAACACACGAATGCCCAACACCCTTTGAGTGCTTCACGTAACCAAACTCGATAGCCTCCATAGCGAAGGCAAGAAAACAAGCGAACTTCTCGGTCGGTATTTGTCCGCCGGGCCAGGATGCGTTTCCTTGCTTTGTCATCTCTCTCTGCACAAACATGATTCTCGCGCACGACACGGTCTGGGAGGAGACTGGCATTCCCAGAAAGTGCAGCACGTTTTGCGTAGATCGCGGCCGCACGATGTCAATTGCGTGGATTGCCGGCTTTGCAATGCCACGCGTCACAAGCATCTTCACTGCCACACCGGACTTAACGATCGCCATCAGCCGATGCTGACCGTCCGCCAGTGTTCCGTCATCCCAAAAGGCAATCCCTTGGTGCGTCAAAGCCCAATTGCCGTCTAGAATCTGCTGCGCAAGGAATGCAACACGGCGGCCGTCAACACGGCGGTTGTTACCGTTGAGCTTCAACCACTCGGCTGCAATCTCTGGAGTGACAAGCCAGTGACGAACGGTCACGCCAGAGGATGCTTCCATCATGAAGTGCTCGCTGCTTGCCACGTGATTCCTTATCCTTGAAGCTGGTGCCACGACAAATCTCCATCAGTAAAACGTTGCCGAACCACCCGACAGCACCCTGCCGCCGGGAATAATGTTCACACCCTCCCCCAAGTCACCGCCCGCTTCCCGCTCATCGTCCGCCCCTCGCCCACCGCCTGGACGAGCCCTTCTCGCACCAACTCCACCCGCCGCGGCCGGACCGTGTTCGCCCCGATCCCAGTCCGCTCGACGATCTGCTCGTCGGTCAGCGGGCCGTGCCGCTCGAGGGCGGCGATGATCGTCTGCTTGTCGCAGTCCTTCTTCGTCGCCGTCTGCGACTGTGCCGCCTCGACGCTCGTGGGCGAGTGCCGCTGTGCCGGTGCGTCGAAATCGATGTAGTGCTGGCCTTGGTACTTCATGCGGTCACCGCGTCGAAAAGGGTCGTCTCAACCTTCTTCCCAAGTGCCGCCTCCGCAAGATTCCGAACCGCTTGACGGTAGTAAGCCGGCTTCAACTCCACGCCAATCGCCTTCCGTCCCATGAGAACGGCCCCGTACGCCTCGCTGCCGACACCCATAAACGGTGTCAGCACCGTCTCGCCCGGAAGGCTGCGAAGTTGCACGACACGCTCAATAACGTCGAGTTGAAGCGGGTGCATGTGCCGCTCGTCCTGTTCCTCGCGGGCTTCTTTGTAGGGCAGCGTCCGACCGATCCGAATGTCATCCCAAAAAGACGATGCGTACTGTCGCCACACCCAGTGGGAGTAACGGTTCTCGATCTGCTTTCCCTTGTGGCCGCGGAACGGCAGCAGCTCCTCGGGAACCTGTCGCTCGCCGGCGTATTCGAGGAGTCCGTTAGGATTAGCCACGGGAACCGGATTGTCTCCGTCCTTTCGGAACAGAAGCATGCAGTCAGCCGAGGCCACATCGCACAAGCTAGCGTCGGTCACGACTTGCTTGTGTGCGAGCCCCTTCGCCATCGTTCGCAGCCGAACGGCGAGCGGCTCCTTCCAAACGAAGTGCCGGCACCAGAAACGCCAGCCAAGCGATTCGTGAAGGCGGATGATCTCGCCGGGAAAGTCCACCAGTCCGCCGGGCGAAGACTTCCGCGGGATGTCCATGCAATGCACAGCCGTCAGCCTGCCCGGCATCGTCACCCGGTGGATCTCACCCACGACAAAGGCGTAGTGATCGAAAAACTCCTGGTGGCTCCGGCAGTTCGACAAGTCGCGGTCGCTTGACGAGTAGTGGTAGAGACATCCCGCCCCGTCGGCCGCGAACGGCGGGGAATAGAGAGACAGATGGACGCTGTCGTCAGGGATGCTCTGAAGCACCTCGCAGCAGTCGCCGTTGTAGATCGCGTAGTCGTTTGTGACTACTTGTTCCGTGCAAGCCATCCTGGCACCTCCTCCGGTTGAGTAAAAGTTCTCTTGTGATCCACTGACATCGAATCGTTCATGTGAGTAACGAGGGCCTCGAACATTGTTTCCGCCGCCCCGGCTTTTCTCCGGAGATTTGCCAGCACGCCGACTTCCCCCTCGGTAGCAACGACGTGAACGTCCACGGGGCTGGTCTGCCCAAAACGCCAGCAACGACGCACGGCTTGGTAATACTGCTCCCACGAGTGGGAAGCGAACGTCACAACGTTGTGACAGTGCTGCCAGTTCAATCCAAAGCATCCAATCTTTGGCTTCGTGACTAGCCTCTTAAGTTGCCCACGCTGAAACGCCAACAGCAGCTCTTCCTTTTCTTCCTCGGACTGCGACCCGCTAACCTGCCGGCAGTCTGAGATAGACCGCTCGAGCATGTCGGCCTCGTCATTTAAGTGACACCACACCACCGAAGAGCCGGTGTGACTGCCGACAAGATCCGCAGCCGCCGCACACCGATCCTCTAACGTCAGTCGCCTCTCCTCTCGCTGCTCCTGGAGAGAGTTGGCCGGCATGGAGAACAGCATCCCAGACCGCGTCTTGCTGCTATGGACGACATGCTCGTGTTCTCTCAGTGGCGGCAACACCAACTTTCCATCGTCAAACCCAAGGTCGCTCGGCTTGCGACACGCACGCGACCAAGAGCACACCCATTTCCAAAACTGCTCCTCGGCATGCCCACGGAATCGATAGCTCTTGCGGCCCCAGCCGAGATAGTCCTTAATCACGTCTTCCTTGAAAAACCGAGAGAGCATGTCCTGATATCCGAGGTAGCCGATAGCCTCGCTGCTGGTGCCGAGTTCGTGATAGTCATTCGGAGCAGCTGTGGCCGTGCAGAGAAGTCGATAAGGGATCGTCCGCATGAACTCCGTGACTGCCGCCTTGGTTTGTCCGTCGAAGTTTTTTAAGATGCTCGACTCGTCACACACGATTCCGCCAAAATGATTCGGGCTGAAATGATGGAGCCGCTCGTAGTTCGTTACCACAATCGTGGAATTGGGTTTCCCACCAATTGCCCTTTCCGCCTCAATGCCAAACCGCTTTGCCTCGCCAACGGTCTGATAGCTCACGGCGAGAGGCGTGAGAATCAAAACGGGCTTCTCGACAGCCAGGCGGACGTTTTCCGCCCAGACCAGTTGCATTGGCGTTTTTCCCATTCCGCAGTCAGCGAAGATTGCCGCCCGACCTTTACGGCATGCCCACGTCACGAGCGACCGCTGGTAGTCGAACATCCAGTCGGGCAGGAACTCGGGGTCGAATCCGTGGTCGCCATCGACTTGGGCTTTCGTGGCGAGGAACTTCGTGTAACGGTCGGACGCCGGAAGATCCGAAACTCCGGACATCCGCACATCTCGCACAGCCTTACTCGAACGCTTCTTTCGTGGTTGCATCGATTGCAAAGCCTCTTCATGTTCCGACTCCTTAATCACGTTTCCCTCCGTAAAAGTTCCCGTCATGCCACCACCAACCCTTCCGCCTCAACGAGCTGCCGGCACCTGAAAAGCACGGCGTCTTTCGCCCCGGCCCGGTCCTCCGGATCGTCCGACGCCCGCCACCGGTCGACGGCGGCCGAGAGCATGAGGATGTAGTCGTCCCGCCTCGAGGCGAGCGTCTC